TTTGATGAAAGACAAAGCTACGCAACTATTTAAAGAAAAATTTGAATCTGGTGTGACTAGCCGTGATCCAAAAGAAATATCTGAGTTGTTTCCCAATCAATTTGCTGACCCAAATAACCCGTACATGAGTACCAATTACGCACCAGGAGACACTTACCCAGAGGTTGTTTTAAAAAGATACGAAAGTCTTATGAAAATATTAGGCAAGGATAAATAAAATGGCTAAATCAGTAGTAAAAAATGCAACTAAAGAAACTATAGAGGAGCTACCAGAGATCGACATATTTGATCGTTTGATGGAAAGAGCAACACAGCCCGAAGTCTTTGATTTAAGAGAAGAACAGTATGAGGGTATGGCACCACCTCTTTATGACGTTGACATAGGCGATATTAGTTACGAAGCCCCGACAGAACTACCTATGGAATCAGAAGGCATTCGCTCTATTGGACTAGAGAGTGGAGGTAATGCTGGTATTGAGACTTTAAAACAAACAACCATACAGTTACAAGAGATGCCTCCTGACAGAAACATGACTGTCCTGCAAAGAATGATGAAACAAGCAGGGGCCCCGGCACAGGACCCACGGCTCTTGGCTCAAGTGTCACAAGTCTTAGGAAGAGATGTCTAGTTATTTAGCAAAACAGCAAGCTTACAAAGAAGACCCAGAAGCATTTGCGGAAGGGCAATATTTTGGTGCTTCTATGATGCCCGTAACAGGTGAGGCCATAGCGACTTATGAGCTACCGGGTATTTTATCTCAGGCTAAAACTTTAATGCAAGATCCGAACTACAAAAAGGCGTTGTTAGGTCTTGGCTTAGGTATATTAGGCACAGCTTCGGTTGCTCCGGGTATAGGGCCTTTAGCAAGAGGAGCCAAAAAAGGACTTGAAGGTTTCATTCCTTATCTTGGACCACAGACATCTTTAGCTGGGGTCCCTGGTATAGACCCGTCTATTACAAAAATAATAGCAAGTGAGGAAGCTACTGGAGGTAGCGAAAAAATTGCAAAACACATAGAGCTATCCTCCAAGAAAAAAAAGAAAAAAGATATTTTTAAAGAAAATAAAAGTTTTGTAGATCCTTTGGACAATAAGATAAGTTTTGAAATAGATACTAGAAAAGCAGATTTATTAGAGGGTTCTGTTAAAAAAACAGATAGAGGTTTTTTTGGCAGTCATTTTTTAAAACCAAACCCTAATCAAGAATATGGCTTTTACAAACTAGAAGATTTATTAACAGGCATGGACGATCTATTTAAACAATACCCTGATTTGAAAAGTGCTTATGTCCAACCTTTTAATGGTGTTGTAGAACACAATGGTCAATTAGTTCAGGCGGGAGGAGCTGTTGATTTCCAAGATTTTGTAATTAAACTGGGACCGGGCTATAGTCAAAAAAATTTAACGGAAAAATTATTACACGAAACACAACATTTAGTTGATTTCATTGAAGGCCGACAACCTGGTGGAACTCCTTTAATGTTCTCAGGCACAGCAAAACAAAACGAGAGAAATTATAAAAGATTAGCCGGCGAAGTACGGGCTCGGTTGGTTCAAGATAGATTTTACTATAATTTACAAGATGAATTTCCAAGACCCGACACTTCTCCAAAAAAAGTTTTAGACACTGAAGAAGACATAATGGAAGTAGGTGGGCAATCTTTTATGACAGGGTTTGGTAAAGATCCAACAAACGTAACTCCTGGAAAAGTTCCTGACATACAAAAAGCAAGGGAGCTGGGACAAGAAGAGCTGTTCCCATCAGCTGTAAAAAAAGGAGATGACATACAGGGTTCTATTTACGCTACAAAAGATGTAAAAGGTGAAAAAGCTGATTATGTGTTTACTTACGGCCCGGGCAGTTTATTTGACCCAGCAGAAAAAAAAGGACGTAAGCTTTTGATTATATCCTGTAGTGAAACAAAATGCCCTGATGATAAGAATATGAAAGCGATAGATAGATATCTGGGACCTGTCTTTCAAACGCTTAAAGCTCAAGGTGTGCCGGAAAATGTAGATGTTGCTATTATGTCCGCGAAACACGGACTTATAACAGCAAATACTCCTTTGAAAAACTATAATGAGAAAATGACTAAAGCAAAAGCTCAATCATTTAAAAACGACCCTGATCAATTAAACAGGATTAGAAATACCATGATGGGGTACGACAAGGTTATTGTACAGGGTGGGGAAGACTATAAGGACGTTCTAAGAACAGCCGCTGGAGATCTGAAGATCAATGAGATCCCGGGCGGCAGAGGCATAGGCGATCAACGACAATTTGTTATGGACGCTATTGATCCTTTTAGAAAAATTAAAACACCTGTATATCATTATTCTCCTGACGTACAATTAAATTTCACAAAATTCGATCCTGATAAATCTCCAGCTGTGATTGACTCATTAGGTGTTCATGTAGGTACAAAAAAGGCTGCAAGAGATAGGTTTGAAACTAGAATGGGTTTAGGGACAGGCCAACTACCGGGTATTGATGATGTCCCCACAGGTAACGTAGGATATGGTCCTGATGGTAAACCTATACCAAGAACAACCTTTGGCGGGACTTTTCCTCTTTTAGCGGATACTACAAAACCTTTTACTCCAAGTACAGCAGATAGTAAACGATTTGCAGGGGCTAAAGAGTGGAGTGAGTTTGACCTAAACGAACACTTGATTGATGAATTTAACAAAACGCTACCAAAAGGTCAGGATTTTGATGGTTATTATACGATGAAACATCTTTCAGCAGAGCCGGGCTATGAAGATTTTCCTTTTGCAAAATTTAGAGATTTTGTAAAAGACTACAGAAAAAAGTTAGCAAAAGATGGTTTCACACATATACCTTACATAAACGACGTAGAAGACCCTGGTTCAGTATCTTTAATTATGCTGGTAGACAGGCCCAAGGGCAGCACAAAGGTCTTGCAGAGCCCTTATGCTAAAAAAGATCCCTCCGCAGCGGATGATCCAGATATTATGAAGGCGGCAGGCGGCGTGGTTGAAATGAAAGATAAAGCTGTTAATATGTACAGAGGTACACAAGGTATTGAACCTTTTATCAAATATATGGTATAGTTCTCGGAAGGAGACTTAGATGGCAGAAAAACCAAGCATGGTGGACAAAGTTCCAACTCAACTCGATGAAGAAGAACTCAAAGCTGAAATGGATGTTGAAATCCCTGAGGCGATGGACATTGAAGAAACACCAGAAAACGTAGAGATTGTGGAAGAAGAGGACGGCAGTGTAGTCGTTGATTTTGACCCTCGTGAAGATAAAGGCATGGACGGTGACTTTTATGCTAATTTAGCAGAAGATATGTCCGATGACGAGCTCGGTCGTTTGTCAGGTGAGTTAACATCAGAATTTGAAGAAAACAAAAGCAGTAGACAGGAGTGGGAAGATGCTTTCGCAAATGGTTTGGAATTACTTGGGTTTAGCTACGAAGAAAGATCCCAACCGTTTAGGGGAGCAAGCGGCGTCACGCACCCGCTTTTGGCAGAAAGTGCGACGCAGTTCCAAGCCCAAGCTTTCAATGAGCTCTTACCACCAGGTGGACCTGTCAGAACTCTTGTTATGGGATCAAGCACTCCAGAAAAAGAAGACCAAGCCCAAAGAGTAAAAGAATTTATGAATTACTACATAACTTCGGTTATGGAGGAATATACACCTGAATTTGACCAGATGCTGTTCTATTTGCCACTTGCAGGGTCAACATTCAAAAAAGTTTACTATGATGAGAATTTAGACAGAGCTGTCAGCAAGTTTATACCAGCTGAAGACTTAGTTGTGCCATACAGCACATCTGATCTTGAGACCTGTCCTAATATTACTCATGTTGTTAAAATGAGCCTAAATGACCTTAGAAAGAGGCAACTATCGGGCTTTTATAGGGATATACCTGTTATACCGGCTCAAGGTGAAGGATCAGCCTTAAAAGATGAATTAGAGCGTATAGACGGTATGTACGCCTCTAACGTCGATTACGACTGTACTTTACTTGAGTGTCATGTGGACTTAGATCTTGAAGGGTTTGAAGAACAGGACGAAGAGGGTGAAGCAACAGGAATTAAAGTACCTTACGTTGTAACAATTTCTCAAGATAACGGTCAGATCTTATCAATACGCAGAAATTATAAAGAAGACGATGAGAAAAAGAAAAAGATACAATATTTTGTACACTATAAGTTTTTACCGGGGTTCGGGTTCTACGGACTAGGGTTGATACATACCATAGGCGGACTATCCAGAACAGCGACAGCTGCACTAAGACAGTTGATTGATGCAGGTACGCTATCAAACTTACCAGCAGGATTTAAGGCCCGTGGCCTACGGATCAGGGATGATGACTAGCCGTTACAGCCGGGAGAGTTTAGAGACGTCGATGCACCGGGCGGGGACATTAAAGCCAGTC